CAATGAAATCAGCAGGTTTAAGCGATTTAAAGTACAAATCAAGGTTTATATCATTAACTCTAAATATCTTCTCTAAACCCTTTAAAAGTGTGTTTTGGAAGGGAATGACCACAGTATTGTTAAATAAACTGTAGGCATCACGTAATTCATCAGCATTATTTCCTAAACCACCACCCTCTGAACGAATACCGAATAATATCGGTGATGTAACTCTATGACCCGCCAAAATCTGATTTACTGACTGCTTAGACATTTCCACCCACGCATTCTGAGCATCATTCATTTGGATAGGTTCTATTGTAGGTGTTGTTTCTTTTCCATCATTAAATGTGATTAAGATTTTACCTGCATTGCCAGTCCCTGCAAATTTTTGATTTAATTGTCTTTCAATAGTTCTTCGTTCCTCTTCTGTCGGTACACCGTTAGAGAATCCAACGTGCATACTAGGTGTCATGCCTGATGTAATGTTAGCTAAATGAAATTGCGATATCTCTAGCTCACATTGAATCCAATTCGTAGCGGCTATGTAATCAGGAGCAAATCCGTAGAATAAAGCAGGGTTTTTATCTCTAATCATTAAGATTTGACTAGCTTGAGTTCTATCTTCTGTGTTAAAAGCAGCATAAGCTCTTGGTCTGTATTCTCCTTTTTTAGCTTTAGACCAGTCAGCAGAATAGTAATAATGTTGTATTTCTCCATCAATCATTTTTCCTGATCTTATATATTGAGCAGGAACGTGAATCATCTTAGCAATCTTGCTTCTATCTCTCGACCATATTACGTTGACATAACACCCACCAAATAGCTTTAAATCTAATGCTAAATCTTTTAATACATCATCATCAGAATTATGTAAAAGTTCTGTTAATCTTAAATATGATTCTTTTGTGTCTATAGATTCATCAACATTAGTAGCTGCTAAGCCTTCACCATAAATCATAGCTCCTATTGACTTTACTAATGCACCATTGATAGCACTTCCTAAGAATAGGTCTAGTAAATAATTAGGGTAAAGGTTATCCTCACCAAAAGAAACCCAATCATTTTTAGAATCTTCTACTAAGTGAGGTATGTTGTAATGTGATAATTTTATTAAATCTAAATTCATAGTTAAAATGTTAAATAGACGCTATTATTTTCTGTGTCCGCATTGTTTTCTGTGTATTCTACAGGTGGTGCATCTTTACCTGTTGAAGCATTTTTACATATTAAGTTCATTATTCCTGTATATACCAAGTTTAACCCTGTAGGGTCTAAATTACCCTGAACAACATTCTCGTAAATACTAACATCATAAAAACCTAAAGGAAAATCTGTAGTACCTAGTTTTATATTTCCTGCAGGTAAATTTTCACTTATATTTTTTATTGTTCTTGTACTCATTTGTACAAATCTTTCTTTATTCGTATAATCTACTGCAGGTGTATAGTATTTTTCTTTTTTAGTAAATTGACTTTTAAGACCCCACAAAGGTCTTACAAAAGCAGTTGATGTAAATTTATCATATATATTCAAACGAACTATATTGTTTATTAAAAAAAAACCTTCTGCTGATGGTGTACTAAATTGAAACATATTAATCCAATGTTATATAAACACTATCCGTGTCAGCGTCATTAGTTGTATATTCACTATATACTACAGAGTTAACATCACTTGTAGGGGCTAAATTTGCTAAACCATTGTAAATGACTGTAAGCCCTGAAGGGTCTAAATTAGCATTAGATGTGTTTTGATATATAGTAACATCATAAAACCCTAAAGGGTAATCAGTAGAACCTAAAAATATAACGCCATTAGATAAATTTTCTCCTAAACTACTAGCTGTTACTGAAATTGATAAAATTACATATCTATTTTTATTAGTGTAAGTCGTTGGAGATATAAATGTTTTTGAATTACCTGTAAGCTGATTAGTTACAGTAATTAAAACCTTATAATCTGAATTTGTCATTTCATCATACAAATTGAGATAATTAGTGTTTACTGTTGTTGATATGTCATCTCTAAATAATTTAATCATTTTCTTTAAAATACTTATTCTTTTTAGGTTTGTTTTCTATAAATAAATTGTTTCTAACATCTTCTCTAAGTTTTGCAATTTGTGGTTGTGTTAAATCATCTAAAGGCAAATTGATAGAATCAATGCTTTTACCTTCCCACTCTTTTTTTAGTTTCCAAGCCATAGTAGTTTACTATAAATATAAAAGTTAAGTTATTGTTTTTTAGTGTACAAAAAAAGGGGTAATAAAACCCCCTTTTTCTTTGTTTATAGAGTAACGATTAAGTGCCTACTGTAATAGTTAAGTTAGCTTCATCAGTCAATCCATCAAATGGATATTTAGCTGTAGCAGCTCCTGCACTAGCAGGTAACTGAATTAAAGCGTTCTTTTCTTCTGCTCCCCACTCAATAGTGTAACCATTCATGTCACCTTTTGCAGTTCCTGTAACTACTGTTCCACCTGTAATGTAGCAACCACCATCTATACCTAATAAGTATACATTGTCATTTGCATCTTGAACAAAGATTTGACTTCTTGAATAAGCCATTAATCTTAATTCATTAGTCATATCATGATCAATCTTTTGTAGTGTTACAGATAATGCTTGTGTGAAAAATGTTGTTCCATTAGCATTGTCTGAGTTTATAGTAACAGTTAAGCTAGATAAATTTTGAACTAAATCATACTTAAAAACCTCTACTGTACCACCACAGCAAGACCAATTAGGAAAACCTGCAGTAGTCATTTCCGTAGTGTTAATAGTAGCAACAGCAGAAACATTATTACTGTATGATTTAGCTATATAGATAGCTTTCAGTCCACCAATACTGTCTTTACAGTCAATTAAACGTCCTCTTGTAATATCACAAGCCATATTATTTTATTATTTAAAGGTTAATAAAAGGGGCTATATTTCAAGCCCCATTTAAAGTATCTATTAAGTCCAAACAGTTGAACCATATACACCATCAGTCGCAACAGCAGTCTGTACACCGATTGCAAAGTTCATTACAACTCTTACGTTGTCAGAACCATCATATTCATACGTTGGAATTAAACGTGCTTCAGTCCAATCTGTAGCTAGGTTAGTTCCAAATACTAAGTTTTCAGGGTAAGTGAAAAGGATAGTATCGTTGAACATTCCAGGACATCTGTAAATTGGGTAACCAAAGTAAGTAGCAGTATCAGCTTTTGCATCAAATCCTAATCCTGAAATTTGTCCTTGATTAGAACCTGCAGCAGCTAATGCTTGAATGTAAAAACCATAAGTCTTGTTATTCATGTAGAAACCAACACCAGGCTTAGTTAGCATTCCTGAATGATTAGCAGCAGCCGAATCATAAACAGCAGCCATATCAGTAAGAATGTCTGAGGCTGCTAAAGCATCAGCAAAATCTACTTCTGAGAAATCTTTACACGCTGAAGCGTCTGCACCTGCTTCGTCTTGCGTTCCATCATCAGATAAAAAGCCTGTTCCGAAAGGAGCAGTACCTTGCCATATTCCTATTTCTAATTGAGCAGCAGCTTTTCCTGCAACTACTTGTAATAAGAAATCAGAAAAAGACTGTGGTAAGTTACCATTTCTGTCCATTCCTTGCCCCATCCATGTTGGGAAAATTGTTCCTCGACAAATTTCTTCGTTAACTTTAAGATCAGTTAAGCTAAGAACTTGTTCACTTGTTGATGTGTCATTTCCACTAGAGAAAGAACAAGCAGCAGCAACAATAGGATTAGCACAAGCTATATTGTTAATTACTGCACTTTTTGTTAAGCCATCTAAGACTCTTACATAACCTTTAGCAACTGTGTCAGGACTTCTCAAGGCAGCAGTCACATAAGGCATTGCGTGGACACCTGCGTATGTATCACCATTTACAGTAATGTCAAATTCACGTCTTTTTGATAATTGAATTTTATTCGCCATTTTTTTAAATTTATTTGTTATTAATGTAATATGCTGTCCTCTCCATTGGTGACAGTTTCGCTAAATCAACAGTTGCACTAAATTGCTCCCCTTCAGGATTGTAATTAATACCTTCCGTAGCAGGTTCGCCACTTAATTCAACTATTTTGCTTTTTAATTCTTCGATTTGTGTCATAAGTTCCCCTATAACTTCATTAGACATTTCTGTCTTATCTTCTTCAGAATCTTCTGTTTTTTCTTCGGAAACTTCTTCAGACAATTCAGCAGATGCTTCTACTTTGTCTGCTTTTAAGTCAGCAACTGCATCTTCTAAATTTTTAATTCTTTTTTCCATTCCTTCCCAATCAGCAACATCAGCTTCTTCAGCTAATTCTTCTTCTTTAGATTCCTCAGCTACTTCTTCAGAAAGTTCTTCTTCAGATGCTTCAACATCTTCAGCTTCTTTTTCTTCTCCTAAGTCTAGGATTTCAGATGAATCA